ATTCACATGTTCTAAAGATAGCAACGCAACTAATCATACTTACCCACGTACAACAGACCCATCATACGATGAGTGGTTAACTGTTGCTAATAAGACTGCAAATACATTTGAAGTTAATGTAGGTATTTCTGGTGTTAATGACCAGTACACACACGCATTTGTTTCTGCATCCACTAATGGATTAATTAAGCAGAGTGGTACTATCAAGTTATTCATTGGTGTATCTTCTAACACAACTGCACATGCATTTGTTAGTGCTGTTGCAAGTTCTGTTAAGACTGGTGGATCATATACTCACGTATGGGCTGGTGCTAATGCTAATGCAGTTACAACTGGTGGTAACTATCCACATAACTTTGTATCTGCAACTGCTAATGGTATCGAGAAAGCAGGTGATTCACTCAGCATTAATGCAGATGCATTAACATTCACATGTGCTCAAGATAACAACGCTACACAGCACAAATATCCTCGTGCTAGTGACCCTGTATATGGTGAGAAATTACCTATTAGTTCTACTACAACCAATACAATTACTGTTAACGTTGGTAAGACACAGGCAAATGGATATGATATTAATAATGCCACATACAACCCTGTAACAGGTGACTTAGTTCTTACTCTTCCTAGTCATACTATCAACGTAGGAACAAGTATCAGGTTAGCAAAAGATGCTCTAACCTTTACATGTGGTATGGATAATAATGGTACAAACCATACTTATCCTAGATCAACTGATCCTAAGTATAACACTGCATTAGATGTTACCGCAGTTGGATCAACAAATCATACAGTAAGTGGTGCTGCATATACTCCTTCTACTGGAGAATTAATTCTTACAGTTACTGCTCATGGATTTGCTAATGGCGATATGGTTAAGATCGCTGATGATTCATTAACAATGACTTGTGCTTTGGATGGTAATGCTACTCAGCATACTTATCCAAGAGCATCTGACCCTGTAAGTGGTAAGTGGTTACAAATTTCTGCTGTAACTGCTGATACATTCAAGGTTAATATTGGAGTATCACCTGATACATCCACTCATGCATTCGTATCTGCTATATCAAATGGACTCGAAAGACAGACTGGTACAGTCACAGTTAACGTTGGCCAATCTCCTATTGTTAACTACAATGTTAGTGGAGCTACCTACAATCCCACCTCTGGTGTCTTGGTACTTACAATTGGTGCTCACACATTATCAGCTGGAACATCTATAAAACTAGGGAACAACTCATTAACATTTACATGTGCTCAGGATAGCAATGCTACTAACCATACCTATCCTAGATCTGGAGATCCTGCATACAATACTGCAATTAATATTGCATCTGTAACTTCAGATAGTATTACACTTAACGTTGGTACTTCTTCTAATACCACAGCACATACATTTGTATCTGCTGCAACAGGAGCAGTCATTGCTGGAGGTAACTACACTCACACATTTGTTAATACTAGCAACACAACTACAGCAACTAATGCTGCATACAATCCTACTACTGGTGTGATGACATTGACCGTTAATGGTCATGGTTTTGTAGAGGGTGAGCACATTAAGATTGCAAACAACTCTCTAACATTCACATGTGCTCAGGATAGTAATGCTACAAATCATACTTATCCTCGTGCAACAGATCCATCTTCAGGTAAGTGGTTAAAGATCTCTAATGTAACTGCAAATACATTTGATGTACAGGTTCTTAAGAGTGTCCCATCCACAAACACTACTACACATGCATTTGTATCTGCTCAAGCAAATGGTATTGAAAGAGCACTTGTAATTCAAGGTGGTGAATATCCTCATACATTTGTATCTGCTGAGAATAATGCAGTTACAATCTTTAGAGATGATTCTTCTCTAAATGCTAGCCGTAATAAGGATGCACGTAACCTTATCCTTGCTAATAAGAATAGTATTATTACTGAAGCAATCACTGCTATCAATACATACGATTCTAACCATGCTTCTACAAACTATGAAACTAAGTGTAGAAGAGACTTAGGTAGAATCATTGATGCTCTAGCACAAGACCTTTGGTTCGGTGGTAACGAGTACACTATCTCTTATCTTAAGACATACTTCTCTGGTAATGCACTACTAAGCAATGGTGTTCAGGGAGAAGTTAACCAAACAATCGTTGGTTTGAATAAGATTCAAGATCAAATCAACCTTGCTATTAACAACCAATTAGCACAGAAAGACACAAGTATTACCACTGATACTACTGGTGAACCACCTATAGTATCTGATGCTAACGCTGATGTTTCTGTACTACTTCTTGCTAACTCTAAGTTCATTGCTAAGGAAGCATATGAACAGATGAAGGTAGTTCATCCTTCTTATACTCCTGCTACTGGATATACTGAGCAGGATTGTTTAGATGACGTTTATGATGTTGTTAGAGACTTAGCATACAACATGAAGTATGGTGGCAACCATAAGATCTATGACATAGGTAATGGTTTCGTAACTAATAACTTCAATGGTGTTCCACTTCTTATGCCACAGAGTGAGCGTACAGAAGTTGCTGAAGTTTATAAGAAAGTAAAGGCAGTTGTAGCAGATGTAATTACAAATACAACAGTTTCACCTACTAACTGGACTCCTGATGCTACTAACCAACAGGTTAAAGACCTAACATTAATTGGTCTTTATGATGCTGCTACATGTAACAGCATGATATCAGCAACAGACACCTTGATGGACATCATTGTTCAGGGTGTAGGTACTGATGCTGCTGTTGGTAATCTTAATAGCATCACAAGAACAGAACCAACACAACCAACCACATACATTCAAGGTAATTGTGCTGAGGTTCTTTCTACAGTTGATACTTTAATTGGTATCTTCACTGATAGTTTACTTGCTGGCAATCTTAATGCTCTACCTAGCGTAAGTAATGGTGAGTGGGATTGTGCTAACGTAAGAAATACTATTGAAACATTATTCGATATCCTTGTAGATTCTATTACTGCTGGTAACCTTAACGGTCTACCAACACTTAATAAAGGTGACTTTACTATTAACAATGAGTCTTCTAAGTGCTTCAGAGACGTTGCTTACATCGTAGATGCTGTCGTCAATGACTTACGTCTTGGTGGTAACATCAACAGTGTACAGGCAGGTGAAGCATACTTTGTTAATGCTCAATTAGACTTCGTTGATGGTCAAGCATCTGAGACTATTGATGCTTGGAACTATGTCGGTAACATGTGTACCGCAGCTATGAGGAACTTTGACTTCTTGGCATTCAACTGTACAACTACTGCTGGATCTGCCATAGTTGATGTTAATGACTCAAGCGGTATGGTTATCGGTATGAGTGTTGTTGAATATGATGAGTCTGGAGTATCACCTTATGAGCAAGGTGTACTTAAGTCTTCTGGTGTTACACCAATATACACAACCATTCCTGAAGGAACATACGTTAAGAGAATTGTTAGCAACACTCAGGTTGAATTGGGTGTTAAAGGATCTAAGTTAGTAACAGGAAATACTGTTAATGCTATCCTAAGTAGTAGTTCAATCAACCTATACTTCACATATAGTGAGGGTGCATGGGCTGATACATTACCTGATACTAAGGTAATCGGACCTGTTACTGATGCTGACAGAGATATTACTAGAGACTCAACAACTAACTCTAGCAACGCTGAGTGTGCTGCAACTGCTGCTGCTATTAACACATTAATTGGTAACATTACTACTATCATTAGCAGTGGTCTTGGATCAGTTACTCGTCAAGAGCAGACAGTTAACACATCATTACTTGCTTCCAGAGCAACTGTATTCACTATTGATACAACTGGTACTGGTTCATCTAACGCACATAACTTTGAGACAGGAACACCAGTAAGATTGGTTCCTCGTCCTCGTTTCGATACTGTTACACAGAAGTATGTTAATGTTGATAAGCGTGTTATTAGATTACCTAATGGATTTGAACCTAACATAACATATTATGTAATTGCTCCAGGTAGAACTACATCACCTATTGATTATAGTGGTGGAACCTACTTCGATGGTAGTGATCAAACTAAGTTGATGCTTGCAACATCTAGAGAGAATGCTGCTGCTGGTATCTACATCTATGCATCTGAAACAACTTCTGTTGATCCTGATGTTGAGATTGATATCTATCAGTTCGTACTAGATGATTCATATGATTTACATTCATATAGAACTAACTTAGCAACAACCTCTGCATTCTCTGGTAACGGTGGATTTGAGACAGAGATACCAAACATCGTTGACAAACCATCTAACTCTACTGATGCTCAACAGGTATTCTTTAGACCTGAAGAAGGATCACAACTACCATTAGTAGCCACATCATTTGCAAACAATCCTAACGTTGCTGTAACAAATAGTTCCAGCCCAGACTTCGGTAGACTTAACCCTAACGTATCATTCTATGTTCGTTATCAGAATGATAGAGTATTCACCATCCACCTAAGCAAGGCAGATGCACTTAATGACGTAAGAGTTACATTTGATCCTGGTCAAACTGGTATTAAGTTTACGACCTATGCTAACAAGCGTAGATGTCCAATGGCATTTGATCCAACCTTTACTGATGCTGTTACTACTTCTGGTAAGTGGTACATCAAAGTTAAGGATGATGTTACTGGTCAACCTTCATCTGTTTACTACGATAATATTATCTGGAGGATTAGACAATCAGATATGTCATCTACTCCTCGTACTACAGATACGTGGTATGAGCGTCTTAAGGATCAACGTGAAGCAAATGAAAGAACATACAAGTTACGTTACGTTATTCCAAAAGATATTGAGAACGCAAGAGATCCTATCAATGGATTCGTTATCAAGGGAAGAACTGACGATACTCGTAAGTTAATACCTCAGAAGATTGTACTTAAGCCTGTAACTGGATCAGTATACGGTGCTAGATTTAAGAACCCAAGACAACAGAATGAGTACATTGGATACACTGAAGCAGATTTCTCAAGTAATTCACTTAGTGTACCTGCTAAGTATGATCCATATAAGAGAGATCTAACTAACGCTGGTGTTGAGTATAAAGCATTTGTTAAGACTGCGAGTGGTATCACAGCCACTATTCAAAGTGGTCGTTATGTAGAGGATCCATTAGATCCTAATATCAAGTACCTAGAACTTAATGTCTTTGACCATGCAGTTGACGTTGTTAACTATCCTGGTCTTAAGAATGAGATCTTCACTACTGTTAGAATTGATGCTCCTCAAGGTGGATCATTCGTAGCGAATAAGACACAGAATAGTAGCACCAATGAAATTAGTTGGACTGGTTATTCTTCTGGTCTTGCTAATATACATGCTTATTACAATGTTGGAAGTTCACACTACCTAATCCTGAAAAATATCCGCGGTGGAAAATTAGAGTATAGTGATTTTGCAAATACAAGATTTGCACAAGGTAATGTATTCGCTGAAATGGTAGAAGACCAAGACTTCGGTAAGTCACTACCACTTAAGAGACTTATTTCTAAGGGATATCCTGAGTACTATTACAGACAAAATGGTGCTAATGTCTACACCATAACACCAGGTGATCGTATTACTGACGATGCTGGTATTGAATACTACGTTGATAGTGTAAATGATGTAGGTATCATTGAAGATACATTCTACATCTTCAACGTAGAGACACTACAGAAACGTATCTTCGGACAGCAAGAAGGTATTTACTATCTAACTTGCTTACGTGGTAACATTTCTCCATTCCCAACTGGACCTGGTGTTGTTAACAACTTTAAGAACTTCAAGTTCTCCCAGCCAGTTAGCAAACTATATCCTCTAAACTACAGAAACGATCCTCTCTGGTTCCAGAAGTCTGGTACAACAGCAGAAGAGAAAAACGTATTTGCTGGATTAGTTGATCCACCTCAAGCATATTCTGCTGCTGACAACTATACTCATGGTTTAGTTACAGTTAACGACTATAAGAACTCTACTACAAGAGAAGGTGTTGAGGATTTAGTTAGACAATCAGCATTTATAGAGAATACTTACGCAGTTCAGGCACAGAGTGGTAATGCTACATCTGGTTCTGAAGATCGTAGGATTAAGATTGCTGGTACAAGCACAGTAATGACAGATGATAAGTTCTACGTTGAATTCCGTAGACCATCTATTGCTCGTGCAGGTAACCATACGTTTGAATATCTTGGTTTCGGACCAGGTAACTATTCAACTGGTCTACCAATCAGACAGGAAGTTGTACTAACACCAACTGAAGACTTCTATGCTCAGTCTAAGAAGCAAGATGGTGGTATAGTCTTCTACACAGGTCTAAACTCCAATGGAGACCTTTACATAGGTAACAAGAAGATCAACGCTATCACAGGCGAAGAGACCTTCCTTGACGCTGCTGTACTGGCTGATGATGGAGATAAGGATGATGTAGTAGGAGGTCTAGTAACCACATTTGACACTGCTGTAACATTCAACCAGAATATAACAGTTGTTGGTGGTGATGGAAGTCTTGTTAATACATTTGAGTCTCCTGTACTCATCAGTGTTCAAGATAATGATTTAGTACAGAACAGAGACGTACTTATTATACGTTCTAATGTAAGTCCTACTGATCCTGTTACTCTATTAGAACAGGATGAAGGTCTTGATAGAACTAGCTTCACTCCTGCCCTTGCTGGTGATATTCGTATCAGTAAGAACAGAGTAGATGCTGCTGTATTTGGATTCAACTCCAGAGGTAATGGTCAGAATTATATGATTCAGACTCATACTACTTCTGCTGGTGCTCCAACAAATATGACACCTAACCAGACAAACTTGGTTAATGCTGGTGGTACTAGAATTAACTCTAATCAGTTAGCTAGTTACGGTGGTGTTCTACCTCAGTCTGGTGATATTCTACTTAAAGGTGATGAGGTTGGAGAATCTGGATCACTTGGTTGGATATATGCCAACTACTTCAGTGAGATTGCTGGATCAAATATATTCACAATAACATTTGATGGTAGTAACGTAGTTAAATTAACATGGGAAGCAAGTGGTGTTGCACTTTCTAACTCTTCACTTGGTATTACAAGTGCTTCTAGAGTTAGATTTACTAACTATCCAGTTTCAATATTAAACGTTCCAGCAGGTTGGACTGTTTACTCACCTGCTGGAGATGCATTTGATCCTGCAAATAACTATGTTCACTTCCAAGTAACTACTGCTCAACCACAGGCTACTACAAACTGGACATCTATTCTTAGTCAGAATGCTGCTGCAAAAGTATACATATCTACTTCCGAATTTAAGGAACTAGGTGTTGTTGGTGCTGATGCAATCAGAACACTTGTTAGAAACACTCTACCATCTGGTGCTGGTTCTATAGGTGATTATAGAGTCGGTATTAACACTGTCACAAGAGCATCACATGACGCTCATGCAACTGGATTTGTTGATACAAATACTAATCCTAAGGCTAACCTAGATGTTGTTGGTAGTGCATTCATCAGTGGTACAACAACTTCAGACTTCTTAACTGAGGCAGAGTTTGCTTCTCGTACTAAGAATGGTCGTGCTGACGCATTGTTAGTCGGTGGTGATGCAGATAATCCTCTTAATCAGTCAACACTTAGAGTTAAAACTTCTAATACTGTAGGTACTGGTCAGGTTGGTATCAATGCAACAGACGCAAATCTTTCCACATACGGTTTATTTGTCAACGGAACTTCTAAGTTCACTGGCAATGCACTATTTGATCTAGATGTTCAGATTGACGGTGGAGATCTTACTACTGCTGCTACAACATTCAACGTTGTTAACACTACTGCAACCACAGTTAATATTGCTGGTGCTGCAACTGCATTAACAATCGCTGATACTACAACAGCAGCTCAGACAATAGACATTGGTGATTCTGTAACTGGACAACAGACTATCAAGATTGGTAGTGCTTCTGTTGACAGTAACATCTTCTTCGGTGCTATTGCTGACACTGCAACTAACATTTCTAAGATTGAAATTGGTGGTGCATACGGTAATAACGAATCACTATCCTACGTTAAGTTTGGAAATAGAAAGGTATCCTACGCAGGTGACGCAACATTTGGTGCAGACAAGGTACTTGGTGGTGATAGAACACAACCAGAACAGACTGTAACTCTTAACACTGAAGCAGGTATTGTTTCCTTCTTCTCAGGTAATACACAGACTATTGACTTTGGTTTAAATTCTTCTGAAATTAATATCGCTGGTCAAGGTGGATCAACTACAGTTAGAAACAACTTTGAAGTTGATGGTGAGACAACACTTAACGGTAGTGTCAAACTATGTGGTGGTACTGCTGCATTCTCCTTTATTGGTGATAGAGCACAGTTAGGATCTACTGCATTTATACATGCAAGCGGTATTATAAGTGTAGGTAACTATAATAAGAACGTTGATATTATTAACGTACTTGAGTTAACTCAATCAGATCCTGGTTGGAACCGTCTTGATACTGCTGGTGCAGGAGATTGGGGTGATACCTCATGGCAAGCACTTAGAGTTGGAGACGGACCTGGTGGTACAGATTTACCTGCTTTAAGTGGAGATCAATACTACTTACCATTAGAAGTTGATCCTGCTAGTTACTTTGCTGAAGGAGATTATATAATCCTTGATGCACCATTAGATGCTGGATTTAATACACATCCTGAAATTGTAAGGATTGTAACTGGTGGATTAATTGGTGCAACTTCTTCTCCTTATATCCTAACAGTTCAGAGACAACCACTTGGTACTTACACAGCAATCAAGACTAACCATCCTGATGTTCTATTACCACAACCTAGAAAGACTCCAATCTACAAGTGTAATATTGGATTTGATGGTACTTGGACAGAGCAAGCAATTGATGGATCTGGTGTTCAGGAAAATATTTACCTAGCATCATTCGGTGGAACATTACAGACACAAAGAGATTACGTTATTATTGATCGTGAAGATACTAACGGTAACGGAATCTTTGATCAAGGTGAGGTATTCAAACTTGCAACACCTCTTACACAGAACAATAAGAACTTCCGAGTTCTTGATGGATGTCCTGGTAACGTATTGTTTGAGGTTGATACTGTAACTGGCGGTGTAATTGTTGGTAACGATGGTGTTGACGGAGAGAATGGTAAGTTAACTGTTAACGGTTCATTCAACTTTGTTGGTGGATGTAAGACTGGTTATAAAGAAACTTCTTCTGGTAGTGGTTTATTTACTGGTGATATTCAAGCGAATCTCTTTACTATTACTAATGTTCCTAACACACAAGGACTTGAAGTTGGTGATTATGTCATACTTACAGGTGGCGGTGGTACAGTAACATTAGAACAAAATCAATTTGTAACTACTGGTGGTGTTACAAGACAAACTGATCCTCAGATTGTAAGTATTGTCGGTAGCACACTTACACTTAGTGCAGCGTTCAGTGGTACTGGTACTGTAACTGGTGCATCATTCAGATCTGCTAAGAACGAGAAGTTTAGTATAACTGATCGTGTACGTGATATCTTTACTATTGATGCTTGCAGTGGTGACACTGTAATTGGTAATCCAAGTGGTAAGATCTATACAATAAGAGCTAAGTGGGGTACAACTGCTGGAACACATGCTGTTGGTGCTACAGTTACTGCTGTACTTAAAGATCCTAAAGTTGATAACGGAATTGCAACAACATTCGTTGATACAACAGGTACAATTTCAACATCAGATACACAACTAACAGTTGATAACGTCACAGATTTTGCTATCAATGACTATATCTTGGTTGGTTATGGTTCAGCTAGCAGCCAAGAATTCATGCAGGTGTCTGGTACTCCAGTTGTAACATCTGGTAATTCTGGTTACTTACCTGTTACTCGTGCTAATTCTCTTACTGGTTGGCCTGGTGCTGCTAAGACACATGCTGATGGTGAAACTGTCTGGAGAGTTCTTACTAGAGAGACAACTGTACTAACAGAAGAAATTCCAAGTACAGGAAGTTCAGTCGTAGAAGTTAAGGTTAAGAACTCTGATGTAGTTCCATTCTTCTTAGATCGTTTCTATGCATTATTAATAGGCGATGAGATCTTTGAAGTAACCAATACTTCCACAACTGATGGTGGTATTCAAATGGTTAAGAAGGACTTCCATCATGGTCGTCTAACAGTATTTGATGACGTTAAGTTCATTGGATCTGCCTTTGAGATCATGGGTACTGATAATAACGTACCTATCTTAACGTTACAGAACAACGATGAGCACCACTTTGAAGCTGGTAAGTTAGTTGTTAATGCTGCTACAGACATAAGTGGATTCCTAAGAGTATTCCCAAGTAAGTGTGTTGAGGATCCTGATGCGATTCAGTTTACTAATACAGCATTTGACCCAACATTCCGTGTTGAACCTGAATATGGTGATACATACGTTGGTCGCTTACTAGATATTGCTGGTATTACTGCTACAACTGCTTCAAGTACACAGCAAATACTAACAGTAAGACAACTAGGTGACGGTGGTACTAAGAACTATACAATCAATCAAGATTGTTCTATAGATGCCTTCGGAAAAATTGGTTGGAAGAACAAGAATGGTGGTCATAAGGCTACTTTCGTTAACGCAGATTCCTTCCTAAGCACCAATATAAATTATATTGTATCCGTTGCTCCTTCTACAGGTGCATTAGTATTAACACTACCAACGGATGCTGTAACTGGAGATGTCATAAGGATTACTGAAGTTGGTGGTAACTTAACTTACAACAACTCTCTAGTTATCCGTGCTCCATTAGCAAATGGAGAACCAGTTGCAATTCAAGGTGATACTGAAGGTACTAAGTTGGGTGGATTGGGTAACCCATACGGATCTGGTGAACTCGTTGTTCAGAATAAGAATGCTTCCTTCGGATTAATTTTCGTAGGAAATACAGACGGAACAAACTTTATTCCTGCTGCAAATCAAGGTTGGTGGTTAACAGAACTATAATGGCATTTTATAACAGAGTAAAAACAATGAAGAACTCCCCTATTGGCACTATCATGCCATGGGGAGGTAATTCAAATCTCAGAGGATCTAATCCTCCTAATGTACCACATGGTTGGATATTGTGTGATGGAACATCACATCCTGCTAAAAATTATCCATTACTAGCATCTATGATAGGTAACACTTATGGACCTAGTGATACAGCAATTAAAGGTCAGTATCCAGATTATGAGGATGCCGATCTTTTTCGTGTACCTAACCTAGCTGGTAGATCAATGGTAGACCTTGAAAGGTCTATGTTATTAGATAGTAAGTATCAATATGGTCAATCCGATGCATATAATGTTGTTGGTGATTTAATTGAAGGTGATGGTACTTCTGTAACTCCACCTGCTATCTACAGTGCTGATACTGATATAACATTTACAATGGGTACTCTTAATAATATGGCAGGTAGAATTCAAGAGTTTACTCTTAATGATCCTACATGGTCTAAGACATATTATGTTATTGGTAGAAAATTAGGGATAGACCATACTCCTGCTCACAGACATCCAGGTCAATATACAACAGCAATGACTGATGGTAAGTATGTTCAAGTATTTGAAACATCAAACTATCAATTAAGTGGTTCTCCTGATTATGAATCTGCTAACTTGACTGGTACTGCTAGTGGTGATAGTCCTGATACTTGGAAGCAAGGAGCTGGATCTATAACATATTATGATGAAAATACTCTTCCAGTGACAGATGAAGCTTTAAACTTTGACCCTGCATCAAAGTCTCTTATACCAGAAACAGGTTTACAAAGACTTATACCAAAGGGAGGAGGTAATACTCCTGAGTTTAATGATACGTATAACTACGGTCATGCAGAACCTGCACATACTGGAGTGTTTCCACCACCAGTTACTATATTTGGTGCTCGTAACTATTTGAATGATGATCAGACAGTTACATATCCAACTAATATAAGTCACTCAGGTGAAGACTTTACTCAGCCAGCTCTTGCTCCGCATAATCATTTTTCATTTGATATTTCTATGAACATGGGAGGACTGAGACCACCTGCAAACATTGCAATTAATAATGTCCAATCATACACTACTAACGTAACTAACATTGATAGTGCGTTAAATATAGTAATGGATAACAACACACCCTCTCAGACGATCATAATGATAATAAGGGCATTCTAATGGCAGCATTTTTATCCGAAGAAAGAAACAAGTTAGGAACTACTACAGGTTCTATAATAGCATTCAGTAGAGAATTGGATGTTAATGATCCTGAAGTTGGTTTAAGTAGATCTTTATTACCTGCTGGTTATTTGAGATGTGATGGTGCTGTATATAATGAGAATCAATACCCTGCTATTGCTGAAATTATAGGAACAGGAGCAGGTTGTGTATTTAAACAAACTGATACTGTTTTATTAGATACACAGTTCCAAGTACCAGATCTAAGAAGTAAACATATCAGAGCATCTAGTGGATCTGATCAAGGTGTTATTAATGATCTGACAGTAACTAATGCTGGTGGACAGGTGATAGATAAATCTGGTGTTGGAATTGAGGTTACAAGTAATGTAGGAACTACTGCTATTATAGATTTAACAGGACAATTTAGAATTCCACCACAGTCAGCATCATTAAGAGGACAAGTATCATTTACTAGACCTAGAAATACTGATGCAGAAGTTGTTACTATCAATGCATTTCAACCACATGCTCACTATACAACTACAAGAAGATGTAGAATTAAGAGGAGATCTGGTAATGATGTATTTGAATTAAATTATTATAGAAATGCTTCTACTATTGGTGTGCATGAATGGTATTATCATACTATGACAGATCCTAATTGTACTAATAATAGTATTAATAATAGTCCTGATCAACAAGTATGCCAACCAGCATGTAAGTTTTATGGTGAGTCGATGAGTTTTGGACCAGGACTTTGGATTCCAAGTGGTTTTGGTGTAAGTTACCAGTATCATGGTATATGTAAGAACGCTTGTTCTAGTTTCGATCAATATTGTCTTGTTCCCGATAATATTGGTACTACACAGAGTGGTAATAGTTTCAACCAGAACCCATCAATTAGTCCTTTATACATAGAAACTTATCCGAATCTATGTCGTCAGACAATACTTTGGAATACCTCTACATTCCAGTGTTCAGGTGTTGCATCTGGGATTAATTTTACTATACCACCAAACTATATTTCAACATCAACTGAAATTCCTGATGATGATATTCCACAGACAGGTGACAATGGTTATTCACACACTGCTACAACAGCAAACGTTTTACCACTTGATCGTATAGTTGATAATACTGCACAGACAGCATATCCACAGGTTTCTAATATTATTGAGACAACTACTCCTCTCAACTATGAGAATGATCCAACGGAACATACACATACTATAACATATACAACAGGACAAACTAACTATACTTTAAACACACCTGAATTCTTTATAAGTACTGATGGTATGTCCTCATCAATACAAATTAATCCAGATAATACTAGAAAAATGGACAATTTGATTGCTCCTTTTACTATGGTCGATTACCTAATTAAAATCTAATGACTACAAGAACTATTCGCTCTAATTATCTTGCAGATAAGGTCACTTATGCCTCATCTACAGTTCCTATTGGGACGATAATTCCTATATTTAAAGCAAACGATGATAAGGTAATTGATGATGGTGTTGTAACTGCTGTTGCTGCATATTCTATTAACTCTGGTAGTGGATACACAACAGATATAATAAGTCCTGCTGGATTTGAAACACAAGCAATAGAAATTGCAGTTAACCCTGCATCTACATTCTCTGTAAGTAATGATACTATAACATATCCTGCTATCAGTAGTATTTTAAGTACTGGTGATAAAATTTTTGTTAAGAGTAGTTCACAAAATCCTAATAGAGCAGCTTTAGGTGGATCTATACAATCATTTACCATAACCAATGGTGGTTCTGGATATGTAGGAACACCAACTGTTACAGTAACAGATAATGGTAGTGGTCCAGTTACAGTAGGTCAATTCCAAGTTGCTGTATCTGCTGGTGTTGTTACTGGTATTAATGTATTAAATGGTGGTATAGGATATCAATTCCCAGTAGTTAGTATAACAGGAGGAGGTGGTTCTAATGCAACAGCAACTGCCACTTTATCAAGTGGTGGTACTGGTGGTACAGGTATTAATGAAGGACAAGAGTACGTAGTTGATGTAACAGGATCAAATACTTTTAGGTTAGCAAGATCACAAGCAGATATTAATGGTGGTAAATTCTTTAATATAACTGATTTAGGAACTTCTGGTAATGTTGTTTTAGTTACATCACAAGGATTTGGTTTAAGAGTTGGTGTTGCTGCACAAAATACTGGTGCTATTAACTACCTTGTTATTAAACAGGATGGATATGGATATAAGTCGGGAGATACATTAAAAATTTTACAGCCAGGATCAAATGGTGATGGTAAAGTTACTGTAACAACAGTATCATCTGATAGTGCTGATAATCCAATGGATCAATATCCTGGATTTTTATATTGTGATGGGTCAATATATGGTGCAGCAGACTTCCCACTTTTATATGAAGTAATCAAAGATAATTATGGTGGTACTGGTGGAGGATATAATAGAGATGACTTTGGAAGTAGTTCGGCAATAACATTTGCAGTACCAGATTATAAAACAAAGAAATTACTTGGTGCTGGTGGAGGTGTAACTGGTGGTGGATCTCCTGTAGCAGGTGAGGTTATATCTGCTGTTGGTGCATCTGGTGGTAAATGGTATTTTAGTAAGAGTCAACAAGAACAGTTGATGGATATTGGTAACGTTATAATATCTGGTTATGCTAATGTTACTGATTTTGTAAGTGCCACTCTCACTGGTGAAATTACAATGACAGTGGGACCACTACAAGAGAAAATGATTTCTGCTGTCCCAGAACATGACCATGACATATTAACATCTACCGCACCACAGGCAGGAGCATTTGATGGTTCTGGATATGTTGTTGATGATCATTGTGTCAGTTATAAAGATGGTACTGGACAGGTACTTTTCTTCCAGCCCAATGGTGGTGTACCATTATTCCATACTCATGGTATAGTAGATTATATTGTTACTGATCCTCTTGCTTCAACTTATGGTAATGTTGCTGGTATTGGAACTAAGATAACAAAGACAATTACTCAATCTTCATTTAATACAACAAATGACACCATCACCATAACTGGTCATGGTATGAATACTGGACATAAATTAAGAGTTCAATCAAACCCTGCTACTAACGTTGCACAATTCCAATATCAAAATGGTAATCCACCAACAGGTGCAACAATTACAGGTGGTTTCACTGTCAATTCTGTTTGGTATGTTGTTAAGGTAGATGATAATACTGTTAAAATAGCAACATCTAAGTATAACGCAATAAGAAGTAATACTGTTGATATTGTTACGACTGGTGATACTGCCAGTATAGTTGTAGAAGTAGCATATAATGCTGCTGGTAACTTCCCTTCAGAACCAACAACTACAATTACTACACCAAACCCAACAGTTTGGGATATTGATAACAATTATGTTGTTGGTGGTAAAACAATAACGACAGATGGTATTGAGTATGGATCAGTAGAATATGTTTTACAGGCACAAGGTGTTGCTGGTAGTTATAATGTACCTGCATCAACTACAGAACAAGAACCAGTAACTGCTATTATTGGTCAATTAACTGGTGGTGGTGGAGTAGGTGCTAATACTTTAACTGCTGGTTCTGCTGGTTTAGATACTTATTGGCAAGGGACATTTGGTGGTTATGATTATAAGGTTATTGCTGGTGGCGGTGGTGGTGGAAATGCGTGGACTGAATTAATACAAACAAAAGATTGGGTTGCAGTAGGATCAGGACAAATATCTGGTGGTGCTGCTGCTGTATGGTCTACGTTCTTGTTGAACAATGGAATTTATCCAATAGCTGTCACACCATATACTAACAGTGATCCTTATGTTAATCAATGGGTAACATGTGGTGTTGGTATTAATGTAGATGCATCTCTTGCTGCTGCTGGTTTTAATGTTGAATTCCATTGTGATGGTCTGTCTGAAATGGATTTATGGAATCCTAGTGGTGGTTACATACAAGGTAACGCAACACCACCAAATAATCCCAGTGGAACTCCACAAACCAGTAGTGCAACATTGGTTGTTCCTGCTAGTAATCTAACAACTACTGGTTGGTATCAGTTGAAAGTTAAAACTAAGAACACTGCTGCTGCTAATGGTGA